TTTTTCAAAAATAACTCTATGAGCTCTGGAGTACAGTTGACTTCTGTTCCAGGCTTGTGGAATTTATTGTTCGCTGTCGCTACGTACACAATCTTCTTTTCTTCAACAGCAGGTGCAGAGATACCACTCTTCAGAGCGGCTATTTCAGCATCTTTACTTTCTAACTGTGTTTTCGCAACTGACAGTTCAACATCCTTAGCGTTCAGCACTGTTTGCATTTCCGCGATGATGTTGTCTTTTTCCACTATCACAGCCTCTTTTTTTGCGATGGCTGCTTCACAGGTAGAAACCTTAGCCTCTAACTCAGAGACTAAGGTTTCCAATTCAACTTTGCTTGCCATGTGGCTTCAGTGATTAAACTTGTTCGATGGCTGCTTTCACATTATCAAAACTGTCGTACACAAAAGAACCAGTGTGGTTTTCTTTCATGAACTGGTGCAAGCGCATCTCACCGAGCACAGTGGTCAAGTTCTTTGTGAAGTCATCATTCTCCCAACCGAAAGTCACTTTGTAATCTTCATACATCAACACGCGATAGTTAGCTAAAATCGCTGCTTGGAAGTAACCTACTGGAATGTTATTATCTTCAACAACAATCACATCAAGATTCGGAGCAGTTAGGTACTGACCTTGTGAAATAGCTTTGGTCAAATCCATGTTCGCTTTGTCAATCGGATTTACAAAGCAAGTCACTTGGCCTTCCAAATTTCCACTGGTGATCTGCGCACGTACAGCACGAAGAACATCCCAGTTATTTGGGTTAACTGTTTTCACAGCATTGGCCAACGTGTAGCCAGTTGACAAATTCTTGATTGATGCGGGGCGAGTAGCGTTCGCCAACGGACCAGTAGTCAAAAGTTCGGCATTCGCTTTCTGACGCACTTGATACCACAACTCTTGCTCCAAGAATGAAGTCATGCCTTCAATGTCGTTGAGCAATTCCATCGCAACTTTTTCGCTCGCTGCAATTTTCTTAGCGTTACTGATTTCAGTAGCAAGTTCAAAGCTAAGACCAGGCTTCAGCACACCAGGAGCAATAAATCCGGCTGCTCCCTGCGGATTCTTTTTATTCACCCACACATAAGCAGCAGAACTCGTCCGGCCTTTTGGCAAGTATTCCCAGAAGGTAGGCTGCACGCGTGTGATTTCAGTTGCGCCTGCTTCGTACTGAGGTTTGGGTAAATAAGCGGAACCGTTCAAACTGTTTGCGGGAGTCATAGGGCTGGCAACTGCACGAATCGCAATGGGTTCCAAAGAAACATTCTTTTCACCGTTCAACAATGAAGCAATCTTTTCTTTGTTGCGAGTCTGCCATGCTGCGACCTGCGCACGAATAGAAAGATCTTCATTAGGGCGAGTCTTTTCAACCTGCTCCTTCAGTTTTGAAATTTCTGTTCCTTGCGCTTTGATGATAGCACGAAAACCCTTTTCGCTGTTACCGAGCAATTCTTTGATCTCGTCGTTAGACAAGTGTTCCAAACCTTTGATGGCTGTGCGCACACCTTCCAACTCTTCTTTCGGCATGAGATCTGGCAAATCTTCAAAACGCTGCTCCAGCATTTCAACCAGTTTCAGGTTATCACCTGTTAAGCCGTCTTTCTTAATTTTCAATTTCATTTTTGGTTGACTTTTTAGTTTAACATTTTTTTTTCTTGAGGGTTTACCATTCGGCAGTATTCAAAGAGAAGTCTCCCACTTTCAATTGATCTTTTTTCGGCTGCTCTTCAGCAAGTGGTATTTCCGGCTTGATGCTGTGCAGTGATGCATGACGTTTTATAAGTTGGCGACATTCTAATTGCTTGTTACTAGGTATGGATTTGATGAAGTGGTAAGTGTCGTTATTCAGTTGTTCCACCAGTTGCTCTAACTGTTCAGGGCTGCGAACAGCATAGGTCTCGGCATTGCTACCGAAAGTAACTACACTGCCTTCAAACAACACACATTCTTTTACAATGATGGCGTCAATGGCTTCATCGTATTCTAACTTGTCCCAAATATAATCAAACCCGATACTAAACTGATTCAAAGTTCCACTCCTGATCTGCATCAGAGCGCGAATACCATTTTCAACATCATCTACTTCAGCTTCAAAGTAAAGACCATAATCGTCTTCCACTAGCTTAGTGAACCTACCGATAGGGTCGCATACTTCATGCTGCCAAAGAAATGCGATCTTCTGCTTACTGTTAGAAGCCGGACCTCGCTCATTAATACTCTTAGCACAGCAGCCGCGGACGAACACTGTTCCATAAGTATCTACAATTCCCCACACTGCTAAATATCCTTTGATAGTTTTGTCTTCTACTGTTAACTTCATGTCGAAGTTTTGCAGTTCACCAGATGCGTCTATGTACGCACCACGATAATTGAGCGCACTCGCTCTCTTAGTCAGTTCTTTTATTTTTGGGTGCAGTTCGTTTTTCATATTATTGAATATTTTGATCTGTGTTATTTATAGGTTCTGTTTGTTGCTTACCAAACTGTTCTTTCCATTGATAATAGTATATGTCCATTCCCGGAACAGCCTCGTAGTTCCTGGCCACACGCCACTCATTCCAAGTGATTAAGTTATTCAACCACTCTTTTTCTAAATACGTAGTTTCGCTTACACTAGTGGCGGCTCTTAGCGAATCATCTTCTTGCAAGAAATCTATCTGGCTGAAGTCGTTTACTATGTTCACGTTGTTTTCTGCGGCCTTAAAAAACTTTTCATACTTACGCATGTCGCGCTTGGCATTCGGAATAACGTTTGTTTGATAAACGGCTGTCGCTGCGTTTTCTCCGTTGGCATAAGTAGCTTCAGTCTCTTCGTACAGCACGTAAGGAAAAGCAAATCTGTGACACACGGCCTTTTCATTAGCTATGATAGTGGCCTTGGTGTCAAGTTGTTTAACGTCAAAAGATATCGGATTCCACTTAACAGCCTGCCTGCTGATAACATACTGATACTGATTCCAACTCATTCCGTAGTTATCCAACACACGCTGAAGTTCTTTCTTGGCAGGCTTACTCATTGGAATATAACCAGACATGGAATCTTTAGTGGCGGCTGCATCGTGGCTGATAAATCCAAGCGGACCTTTCTTTTTCAAAAGCACGTTATCAGCTTCCATTGCTGCGCAGATGTTACTGATTGCAAAATCTAAACCGACTAACCTACTTTGAGGGAGTACAAAATTTTCTTTTTCATTTTGCATGAAGCCGTCTTCAAGTATCATTACGTCTTCAATCGGTAGTGTGATGGTTTCGCCCATAACAGATAGCGTGTACTTTTCAACCACCTCTTCTATCTTCTCGTAGACTCTGAAGATATTTTTCTTCACGTACACTTTGAACAACCAAGGTGGAAGGTTGATAATTTGAATAGCCTCTTCTAAGCCGAAGCCTGCTCTTCGCATAGCAAAGGCAGGACAATAACCAAAAGTTTTTTTGTACACCAACTGCTGACCACGAAACTGTTCCCAAGATTGAAACGGGTTTGGCTGGTCTAAAAGTTTTCGCAGTGAGTTGGCATACATACTGGTCGCCAGTTGCTGAGCACCTTTACCACCAGCACGAATGATTTTCATTTCTCCGCTGAGGTCGTATTCTGCTAAACGATCAACTACTGTAGAAACAGGAAAGCAGAATTCGTATGCGTATAACTGCATCAAAGGATTTTTCATCCCTAACCAAGAAGCGCTCTGGCTCTGTAGTTTTATGACATCCCCTTTATTGTTGGCAGGGATGAAGCCGATACTTGTATCGTAACGTGAAACGCCACTCTTAGCGATTGTTCCGAATAAGTTGTTGAAGAATTGATCTGTGAATGTCATTCGTTGTCAAGATTTTGTACTTGCATTATTCGTTCAAGATTCTTTTCTTCCTTTCTTTGCAGGTGTGTCTTGACTAGTGAAACGATAATCCATTTCAAAAGATCGTAGACTGCACAACCGATAATCACTTCAAAAATAATTTTCATAATATCAGTCTTAAAATAGGAAAAGCCTGACAGAGTTTTTACGCTCTGCACAGGCTTCTTGCCATAACCTTAAACCCTCAAAGTATGGAACACAAATTTAACCATGAATTATCTGCCCACCAAATAAAAATTATCGCTAATCCTGTGAGCGGAAAAAGTGCGTGTGTATAGCATACTTAATAGCATCCATCGCGTGATCGTCTGTTTCTACAGGCACGTTCAATAACTTACCAGTGATCTTATCTTTTTGCCACATATATTTCTTCCGCTCAAAGTCAATGTTCTTACCACAGTACTGAATCCTGAACTCATTCACCTTGGCGATTCCGGCCTTCTTACTGCCAGGACCTTTTCGTGCAGCAATGGCAAGCAATCCGGCCTTCCGCATTTCGGTAATCATATCAGGGTCGTGATCGCAGTATATTGGAAAATCTTCAATCGCACTGCCTTTCACATAAGTTCGCACAAGGGAGTAGAGTTGACGTGCGCGAATTTTATTATCGTAACACATTTCGCAAACATAAATTGTCTGACCGATTTTTGCACACAGTACTAAAACAGTGGGATCATTATCGTAACCAAAGTCGCAGCCGCCAAATTCTATTTTATCAAAAGGGAAATATTCAATGTCAATCTGCTGCCATGCTGGATAGATAATGCCTGTCAGGTTACCAGTTATTCCACGCGAATAAACTTTCCACAACTCAGGGTCGCGAATGTTTTCCGTCTTTTCGTGCTGGTCTTTACTTAGGAATGGGTTGTGGCGATGATCACTTATAATCAACTGCACTTTAGCGTGAAGATCGTTGCCAGATCGTGTCGTACCTATTAATTTTTCATGCACCCAAAACGGAGCACTAGGATTGTAATCTATGAACGTGCGTATGCGTGTTCGTTTAGCCATCTGCCAAAATATCGGATAGCTGATACCATTGGCCTCGTTCACAAAAAGATATTGTCGTTTACCTTGCTTTGCGTTCTGCTCATCGGTAGCACCAACGAATTCCAATTCCCAACCAGTGTCAAAGGTTATCACGCGTTGACTGCTGTCCCACTTGACGACGTGCTTCTTCACCAACTTGTTACTATTGTATATTGACTGCCATATTCGATAAACACCTTTCTTACTGTTAGGCACACTTTCACTCAGCACTGTTATCACTGGATCTGTGGTGGGTGCTTTCCTTTTACAAGCTATGAAGATCAACAGTTGCATAAAAGCGTAAGTCTTGCCACTATCTGTTCCTCCCTGATTGACAACAATGTCGGCGGTAGAATCGTAATTCTTTTTGAAGACTGGACTGGTGCGGAACATACTATAGATAATTAGATATCTGCTTTATCAGTTTGTTAAAGTTTGGAGGTTTACGATACGCCTTCATGTTTCGCTTTGTCATGTAAGCAGTTAAATCTTTTTCACTTACTGATTTCGCACCATATTTTATCGCGGCCTGCCTGCGCGTTAAACTTACCACACATTGTTCGATGCTGGTGTCGCGATAACGAATTTTACTTTCATCAAAGCCAATAGCGTAAAGCATGGCCACCAACTCATCACGCGTGTCAGCAGCCATTCGGCAAATGGTTTCTCTGTGCCATCTGCCTACCTTGTTAGAACTATCAACGTAAACCACGAGCGATATTTTTAAAGATGCGTTTCTTTTCCACTTCTTCTTGCCGTTTCATCAACTGTGCGTGTGAATAATATCCATGAACCAGTTGGTAAAAATCGTGAGCACCAAGGTTGATCACCTTGTAACCTTTAAGCCGCGATAAATTTTTCTTAGTCGCGCGGAACACACCAGATTCAAAATAATCTAGTTTCAACTGCTGTCGTACTTGCTTCATGTTAGGTATTGAATATGGGCTGCATGCGAACCATCGCGCACAACGCACTAACACGACCTCTTCTTCATACTGTTCAGTTGGTTTGTTTTTGTTTTCTAGTTCAGACATACTGCAAAGGGTTTAATGTGAATTTGATTACCGATAAAAATTCTCGCGCAGATTATTTTGCTGTTCACGTTACCAAGGCAGATAGACTTCTGTTTGTTGAACAACGTTGTGTACACTAAATGATAATGCGATATCACTTTGAATTCATTATCACAAAAGGCAACAACACACATCAAGCTAGCTGGTGCTCCTGCATGAGTGAACGTTAGTTCCATAAAGCTAGTAGAAATAGATAATGCTGTAAGCTACCAACGCACAGCCGATAACAGCCTGCACGTAGTAAGGCAGGAATTTCAACCAACCAGAATTTTCGCCTTCGTAAGTAAACACAGGCCGCATCCCTCGTAACGCATTCAGCAACGGGTCGAATATAACCATGTGCGAACCGATTTGAAAACACAGCAACGCAGGCCACTCCATGAACGGAGATATGCTAACATTGAAAATCGCGCCATGCAATATTGCAAGCATTCCGCGGATTGTGTTGACGATCGCATAGTTAGGCCGCTCAACCTTACCATCTTTAAAGAAGATCAGCTTCTGCAATAGTGCTTCTGCTACCGGAACCAGTAACCAGCACCAGTAAATGATTTCATTTTTCATCGTTGTTTTGTTTTAGTTTTTTAATAACTTCCTGTTCGTCTTCTTCAAGTGGTGGTGCAGTGTCGTACACTTCAATCACCTCTTTAAATTCTTCGTCTTCACCAGTGTGCAGATTTTTATCGTTAGCTTGCTCCGGACCGAAAAGTGTGCGCATTATCAGCGGAACATTGAACATGCCGACAGCCGCTCCATCAAATTGTTGTGTGTTGATAACGTGAACGATCCACTGGTAAACCACAAGAAATTCATCTTGGCCTTTTTTCTTGCGTTCGCGAACAAATTCGTTCAGATACGCATGGCTCGTACCGATAAATCCCATGAAGCCGATTAACGAATAAGGCCTTTTATAAGGTGTGTCAACCTGTATGAATCTAACCCCTACCAATTTGTATTCGGT